TCGCCTACACCGCCGACCTGAGCGTGGGGTACATGCTGAGTCCGTCGGGCGTGTGGACGAAGTTCAGGGGGTGATGAGATGGTCGGAAAAGACTTGATCATGGCAACGCTGTTCGGTAGTGGCGGGGGCTCCTCCGGCTCGGGCGGCGGGTCTGCTGGTGTCAGTCCCAAGGAGGTCAACTTCTACGACTACGACGGCACTTGCGTTCATGCCTACACGGTAGCAGAAGCGCAAGCCCTGTCCGAACTCCCTGCTGGCCCGGAGCATCCCGGGCTTGTGTTTCAGGGCTGGAACTGGTCGCTGGAGGGCGTGAAGGGCCTGACCCGCGCCATGAATATCGGTGCGATGTACACCACCGATGACGGCACGACCCGCCTGTATATCACCTTGCAGGAAGGCCGCACCAGCCCCATGCTGGGCGTGGGTGTGAATGGCACGGTAACGGTGGACTGGGGCGATGGGACGGAGCCGAATGTGCTGACGGGTACGGATATAAGCACGACCAAGTGGACACCGGAACATGCATACGCCGCGCCGGGTGATTACGTTATCCGGTTGACGGTGGATGGCGAGATGGGACTTCTTGGTATGACAGGCACAGGTGGTTCCTGTGTTTTGCGGCACTCAGAAAGTTCGGACAACCGCAATAAAAATTACCTTTATGCAGTCCGTAAAGCTGAAATAGGCGCAAATGTTCAACTTGAAGGCGTTGCTTTCCATAGCTGTATCAGCCTCGCATCCGTATCGATCCCCGCCAATGTTGTTTTGCAAGGAGCATATACTTTCTACGGATGCACTGGGCTGAAATATATTACAGTTCCGACCGGAGAAACTGTAATGGCAACTATGTCGAACCAGTTTGCAAATTGTTACGGCTTGTCTTTCGTGTCTTATCCAGAGAGAGGCGTTACATCATATCGAAACTCAGTTTTCTCTTCCTGCTCCAGTTTTGCATCCGTGATCGTCCCAGCGCAAGTCATCTCTATCGAAGCGAGGTCTTTCTACGGTTGCAATGGCGTTGCTTTCTACGATTTCACAGCTCACACAGCAGTACCGTCGCTGGCAAATACAAACGCATTCACCGGCATCCCCGCCGACTGCGAAATCCGTGTCCCTGCGGCCCTCTACGACGAGTGGATTGCGGCGACCAACTGGGCAACCTACGCTGACTACATCAAGGCATATTAAGGAGGTGCGACCATGATTATCACCGAGCGAGTAACCATCCGAAACCGTGACTTCATCCGCACCTACAGCGACTCCAACCGTTTCGTGGTGCGTGACGGCGTTTCCTACTCCGAGGCCATCGACCCGTTGGATTCCGGCAGGGTCTACACCGAGGGCGAGGTCATGCCGGAGGAAGTCACCGACCTGTCCGAGGTCGAAGCGAAGGCCAAGGCATACGACATCCTTGTTGGCGAGGAGGAGTAACGCATGAACGATTACATTGCAAAGGCGCGGAAGCTGCGCCCCTACATCGTACAGGCATCGGCCTCCCTTGACGACAAGGATGCCAGCAACGCGGCAGAGCTGTTCCCGGCCCTCAAGCAGGACGGCTCCCTCGTCCGCGCTGGCACGCGCATCAACTGGAACGGCGTTATCAAACGCGCCGCCTCCGACCTGTGGGACACGGAACAGAACGACCCCAACCACACCCCCGGTCTGTGGGAGGACATCGCCTACAAGGGCGGCTACCGCATCATCCCGGAGGTCATCACGGCTGGCACGGCCTTTGCGAAGGACGAGTGCGGCTGGTGGCAGGATATGCTGTACAAGTCCCTGCTTGACGCGAACGTCTACACGCCGGAGCAGTATCCGGCAGGGTGGGCCATCGTGGAATAAGCGATATTGTTCGCAATCGCGAATAAAACACAACATCAAGGCATCATTTTCGTGGCCTCACGCAAATGGTGCCTTTTCCTATGCGGCTGTAGCGCAGTGGTAGCGCAACGGACTTTTAATCCGTGGGCCGTGGGTTCGAATCCCACCAACCGCACCAGGGGAGAGAATGAGGCCGGGAACAACGGCAACGTCGCAGGTCGTGTCCTGTACTCCCCACCACCACGGACTGGACACCCGTGGATTCTTCATTGCGCCTCCTTTCAGACAAGCCGCAGCCCATAAGAAGCGGCTCCGCTCCGGCGGCTCCTGTGGAACTCAGGCAGGGCATTCAAACAGGTGGACTCATCACCGCGAACTCGTTCCGTGGGCGCGATGGTGTGTACTCATAAATATGTGGGCCTGTGTCAACCACAGGAACTCAAAACAAGGAGGAATCCCCTATGGCAGACGAAGCAACGACCACTACCCCGGCAACCGCTCCCGCGGCAGAGCAGCCGACCACCCCGGCGGCAAGCAATCCTGCAGCAGCGCAGCAGCCCGCGGGCGACAACAGCAAGCTCGAATCCCTGATCCAGAGCGCTGTTGACCGCGCCACCAACAAGCTGGGCAACGAGAACAAGCAGCTCCGCAAGCAGCTCGAGGCCCTGCAGAAGGAAAAGCTCTCCGACGATGAGCTCAAGGACTTGGCCCTGAAAGAGAGGGAAAAGGCCATCGCTGACCGCGACAAGGAGCTGACCGAAAAGGAGAACCGGTGGATCGCTATGAACGCGATCAGGGAAGCCGGGCTTGATGACGGCAGTAACGCTACTACTGAGCTTGTCAACCTCGTCATGGCCGAGGACGAGGAAGGCATCAAGAAGAACGTCACCGCCATCAAAAACCATGTTGAGCGCCTGGTCAAGATTCAGGTCGATGCTCGTTTCAAGGACGCAGGCCGCACCCCTGGCGTGAGTACCGATACCGCTGCCAACGCTGGCGGCGAGAACGACTACGCTACCCGCAGCGGCAAGAATGCTGCGGCGGTCAATCAGAAGTCTCGGTCTATTCTCGACTCTTACGGACTTGGAGGTAAGTAATCATGAAATATCGCACTCATGCAGTGACTCCCAAGGTGGAAATCCTGCACAACGACCACTATGTCGCCATGCCCTATGACTGCTCCGCCATCGAGGCGAACGATAAGGGCATCATCCCTGCTGGCACCATTGTGCCCAAGAACGACGCGACCGCCATCGGCGTGCTGCTGACCGATGTCGTGAAGGAAGACAACCCCAACGGCACCGTCGTCATTCATGGCTTTATCAAGAAGGCTAAGCTGCCTGTGGAACCCGATTCTGACGCTGTTACAGCACTTAAAGGCGTTGTTTTTATGCCGCTCGTTGTAATTGAATCGAACGACGAAGAAGAATCGAACGACGAAGAAGAATCGAACGGCGAAGAAGAATCGAACGGCGAAGAAGGAGGAAACTAAATTATGAATCTCACTGATATTTTTACCGCGAAAGCGATTGCGGCCAACTGGACTGAGGCCGCGAGCAACAAGCAGGATTATCTGGGCGGCGGCTTCTTCCCCTCTCAGAAAAAGGCCGGTCTTGACCTGAAGTGGTTCAAGGGCCACCGTGGTCTGGCCGTCTCCCTGATGCCTTCTGCCTTCGATGCCAAGTCCACCTTCCGTGACCGCGTTGGCATCGCCTACAACGAGACCGAGATGCCCTTCTTCCGCGAGTCCATGCTCGTGAAGGAGAAGGATGAGCAGGAGATCATGCGCGTCAAGGATTCCAACGATCCCTACGCCGCTTCCATCCTGGACAACATCTTCGACGACACCCGCACCCTGGTGGACGGCGCGAACGTCGTGCCCGAGCGCATGCGCATGCAGCTGCTGGCTCCCCTGGAGGGCAATGTCGGCATCAACATCGCTGCCAACGGTGTGAACTACACCTACAACTACGACCCCGAAGGCACCTGGAAGGCCGAGCACTTCATGAAGATCGAGACTGCCGAGGATATGTGGAACGCTCCCGAAACCTGCGATCCCCTGGCTGACATCGAGGCCGCCCTGGATGCTCAGGAAGCTGCTTCCGGCAACCGCCCCGAAGTGCTGCTGATGTCCAAGGCCACCTTCAAGCTGATCAAGGACTCCAAGCGTGTCCAGTCCGGCGTGCTGGCCCAGAACGTGACCGCCAACGTCTTCTACACCGACAAGCTGGTGCAGAACTTCGTGCAGGACGCTCTGAACATCCGCATCGTCATCTACACCAAGAAGTTCAAGGATGAGGCTGGCAACACCAAGGCCTTCTACCCCGACAACATCGTCATGATGCTGCCCAACGGTTCCGTCGGCAAGACCTGGTACGGCACCACTCCCGAGGAGCGCACCCTGGCCGGTTCCGGCGAGGCCAACGTCTCCATCGTCAATACCGGCGTTGCCGTCGCTGTGACCATCACCAGCGATCCCGTCAACACCAAGACCACCGTTTCCGAGATCGTGCTGCCTTCCTTCGAGCGCCTTGACGAGTGCTACGCGCTGCAGGTCGTCAGCGAGTAAGCGGAAGCGAACAACCACATGAAAGGAGGGCGCTGACATGCCCAAGTTTGGCTA